CAGTTTCTGTGCCCAGTGATGGCGATCACGTCCGGCTTCTTCGAGAGGTACACCACCGGGTCCTCGCTCAGGCCCTGCAGGTAGTCGAACACCTCCCAAAACTCGGCCACCTCGGCCGGGTCGGCGTTGACGGCGGTCTGGCGAGCCAGCGCCATGGCGACCAGCTCGCGCTGCGCACCGGCGTGCTGCCGATCGGTGAGCGGGATGATCAGCCGCAGGCAGTCGACCAGGGCGAGCAGCTGCGCGTGGTTCTTAATGATTCGCTCGATGCGAATCTCTTTCAGCTCGCGCAGCGCCTGCTCGTGTACCTTCACCTGGGCGCGGAAGGTCTCCAGCACCTTGCCCTCGGCGCGGGCGGCCATCAGCAGGAAGTGGCTGACGTCCATCGCGCTCAGGTGGTTGAGGTTGTCCGCCGCGGCGCGGCTGGCGGCGGTGACCTCGGGGCGCACGAAATGCAGCTTCACGATACGGGTGAGGATCGCCTCGCTGGCCATCACCGTGGCGTTCTGGCTGAACACCAGCGCGCCCCGGAACGGCGGTGCATTGGTGTCGTTGCCGCTGTTCTTCACACCCGTCATGCCGAGGCCGCGCCCGTTGAACAGCGGTTTGAACTGGTCAAAGTCGAAACTCTTGCCAGCACCACCCTCGCTGTCGCTACGGTCGGCTTCCAGCATCACGACCGGCATGCCGGCCGTCTGGCTCAACCAGCGACGCAGGCCCGCCTTCGAAATTTTCAGCGGGTCTTCGCCTTCCTCATCCTGCCGGCCGAACAACTTCCAGAGGAACATCAGCAAGGTCGACTTACCTGCGCCCGCCTCGCCGGTTACTTCCAGGAAGGGGAACGACTGAAACTCCGCCCGGATTTGCTCGGCGAACAGCGAGCCAAACCAGAACGCCAGCGCGACGATGCCCTGGGTGCCGAAACAGGTCCACAGCCAGTCGAGCCACTCGGCGCGGTAGCCTTCATCGGTACGAGCGATTTCGAACTTGATCGACTTGTTCAGCGTTTTCAGGCGCAGCTGCTTGAACTCGAAGTAATCCTCCTTGTTGGCCTGCTCGAGCACGCCGCCGCGCACGGCCAAATCGCCGAAAACGTATGTTCCGTGCTCCTTGCTAAAGCCAACGAAATCGATGGTCTGGACAGTTTTCAGCCCGTAGAGCTGGTCCTTCATGATCTTGTCGAGCTGCGCGCCGGTCCCGGTGAACACGGCGCCCGCGGCCATGCCGAGCAGGCGCTTCTTGAACTCGCTGGCCGCCGCCACCTGGCCGCCGGTGAACGTGTTGCGCACCGTCGGCTCATCGTGGGGGAAGTCCACCCGGAAGTAGTACCAGCTCTCGTCCGTCACCTCGTTGCGCTGGAAGTACAGCGCCTGCGGATAGCAGTTGGCGATTTCCACCACCGCGCCGCACTGCTGCAGCGCCTTTTCAGTCATCTGCCGATCATTGAGCAGCTGGTCGTCGTGGTGCTCGCTGCCTTCGAGCGCCTGCTTGGCCTTGTTGAACTTCTCCAGGTCCATCTTGAACCAGTAGAGGCGGTTCTCGAACGCGAAGTGAAATTCATGCCGCTGGCGCCAATCGAACATCAGCGCGCCCTTCTCCGCCGCACTTTCGGCCAGCAGTAGGCTGCCGTGGTAGCGCGCTTCGCGCAGGTCGCGCTCGATCTGCTCCGCGCGCTTGTCGTCGCCCTCGATGAAGGCCCAGCGCTGGTGGAGGTCGTTCCAGTCCACCTTGCGGTCGCGCTGCGGGATCTGCGCGGCCTCGCAGGTAAAGCCCAGCTCGCGGGCCATCTTTGCCCAGCGGCGGGTGTAGCGATGCGCGCCCGGCTCGTTGTCCAGCGCCCAGACCAGCCGCGGCAGCTTGCGACCGGCCTCGGCGCGAGCCTTGACCAGCGCCTTGAGCGACTCGGCCGGGAAGGCGTTGCTGCTCATGGCCGACACGGCGTCGAGTTCGTGATGCAGCAGCGCGATGGCGTCGAAGATGCCCTCGACAATCCACAGCTCATCGACCTCGAGCAGGTCCACGGTCGGCGGGCACCACCAGTAGCCTTTCATGCTCTGGCCGGGGGCGAAGCGTGCCTTCTGCTTGCCGAAGCGATGCGGGCGGTCGATCAGCCGCTCCCAGTAGCCGCCTTTCTCCAAGGTGAAGCGCACCGTGGCGCTGCCCTGGGCGAGTTCGCGGCTCCAGTAGTTCTCCTGGCTGTACCAGCCACGGATCAAGCCCAGGTCGAAGCCACGGGCGAACTGCAGGTAGGCATCGGCGCTGGCGGCCGGCGCCTGCTCGGTGCTCGGTGCGCGCTTGCTCCAGTCATCGAACAGGTCGTCGAACAGCTCTTTCACGTGCCACTGCTCGCCGCACTTGCTCTCGCGGCCGCATTTGATGAACCAGGGCTGGTCGTAGCGGGCATAGAGCTCCTTCTTGCCGCAGCTCGGGCAGGTGCCGCCGCGCAGGTACTTGGTACCGGCGCGGAGCTTGAGGCCGAAGTCGGCCTCGAAACGGCGCAGCACTTCATCGCGGATCTGGCGGTCCATTTCTTTCATTGGGCCGGCCCCCAGACGAACTCGTGCATTTCTTCTCGCAGCGCCTTGTGTTCGTCGCAGGTGATCACGTCGCTCTCCAGCAGAGCGCTGAGATAGCCTCCCAGGCGGCAGACCATGCGAAATTTCTCGTCGTAGTCGCGCGCCTCGACCAGCTCGGCCAGTTGCTGCTTGAACATGTACCGCGCCGGATCGGCCGCCAGCGCCTCACAGGCCGGCATCGGATGGGTGCTCATGCGCGCACCCCCTGCTGCCTGAGCTGCTTGACCAGCTCGCGTGCGGTGCGGTTGATGCCGGCGATGTGCGGGTGGTCCGCCAGGATCTTCGGCGCGCGGAAGCCGGTCGGCGTGTAGCGGTAGCGGTCGTCGTACCAGCAGTCCGCCATCAGCTGCTCGTACTGGCTGGTCAGCCAGCGCAGGTAGGCCTCGGCCTGGGCCGGGTCGAGGCTGATTTGAATGGAAACGTGAGTCATAGGGGCCACCGTCAGGGCGCAACTTCCCCCTACCCGCTCACAGGCGGGCATGGGCTTGGGTCAATTCAGGGTGTGATCAGTGAGCGGCTGCTGCAGCCGGCAGAACCGCGGGCGGCTGCAGGCGCGCCGGCAGATGGCGAAGGGGGATTAATACCGCTTCGCCCGAAAAAAAATTCACCAGGGCTACGCGGGTCTCGTCCTGGGTGCCGTAGTCGATGCCAATCACCGGGCGCTTGAGGCACTCCAGCTCGCTCATGGCCAGGTGCACCAAGCGGTCGGCCATGAACGCCGGCACATCGAGCGCGTTGACCAGGTAGCCGACGGCGCGCTCGAACAGGTGGCCATCGTCAGTCAGGTGCTCGCCCTGGTGGCGCTGCAAAAAGGTCAGCGCGGCGCGCTGCATGCTGGTCCGGTACTCCTGGGCGTCGTGTAGGGTCGTGACGTTCATGCGGTGGCTACCTCCGGTTCCATGTGGTCGAGCATGTCGAGCTGGTCTGTTTTCGGTTTGCTGTCGCGCAGGGCCTGCATGCGCAGCACCGAGGGTGCAACGGGTAGCTCCACGCGCGGCTTGTCGAGCCCGGATGGGCTGAGTGCGTAATCCCAGCTCAGCGAGCCGGAGTAGGTAGCGCCGCAGGCCATGTTCATGCACTGCGCGTACATGGTCTTGTACGTCGGCGTTTGCGCCTCGCTGTTGCGGATGCGCATGCGCTCGCCGCAGGCCGGGCATAGGCACTTGTATCCGCCGTTGTTGGCTACGCTCACGGGTTCCCCTCCCCAATTCCGTGCCGTGCTTACGGCTGCTGGCTGTGCAGCACGATGACTGCGTTGATTTCCTCATGGCGGGCGGCCATGTGGCGGTGATGCGCGGCGAGGATGACCTTGCGTTCGTCCTCGTCGATGTAGCCGTTTTCCAGCGCCTCGCTGAGGATCTGGTCCACCGCGCCGCGCAGCACGGCGGTGCGCATCGAGCGTTCGTAGAGCGCCAGGTTGTCCAGGTCGCCCGGGTTGGCATCCGGTACGAACACGCCGCCGTACATTGCAGCGACATACTCTGGAAAGAAGCGTGTGCCGGCCTGCTGCTCGAGCAGGTGGATCTGCTCGTCCGAGAGCGGCTTGCTGCCGGCATTCTCGTAGAGGTGGTTGTCGAACTTCTTGACGTCCATGCCCAGGCGCGCTGCGGCGCATTCGCGGCCGCCCGGGTAGGCGCACACCACGGCACTCATCATCTGGCGGCGGGTTTCTAGGATCGGGCGCTTCATGTTCTGGTTTCTCGCTGGGCCAGGTGCCATTACTGTGAAATCACAGCGCCGATATCGCTGGCGCGGCGCCCGTACTGGTCGGGTACATCCGCCACGCCTTCCTTGATGCCCAGCAGCACGGCGGCGCGATGCGACTCGCCGCGGGTGCCCTTTTTTTTGCCGGAAAGCACCTGGTAGCAGGTGAACGGGTCGAGGCCGTGCTCGCGGGCAAATTCCTGGACGGTCTTGCCCTGTTTGGCGAGCCATTCCTTCGCTTGTTTGGGGGTGCGTGTGGCTGGCATGATTCAAATCCGTTCAAAAACGTTAAACATGGCGCAAGATTATTCAACGTTCGTTGGTCTGTCAACGCAGGAATGGTGCATTTGTTGAATTTCGGGGATCGCCTGCGCGAAGAAAGGATTCGGCTCGGCCTGAACCAAGGCGAACTGGCAAACGTGGCCGAGGTTTCCAAGACCACTCAGTTCAATTACGAGAAAGGTGAGCGAAGCCCCGACGCGCCGTATCTGGCTAAGGTGGCCGCCGCGGGCGTGGATGTGCTCTATGTGCTTACCGGCCAGCGGGTGGCGCCTAGTTCAGCTGACCTGTCGGCTGACGAATCTGAGCTGCTGAACCACTTTCGCTCTATGCCGGAATCCGATCGGGCCGCGGTTCGTCGACTGACCACTGCGCTCGCTGAATCAGTAGCACGGTACGAAGAAAAAAAATGACCGCCTAACTCACTCACTGCTGAGTGAGCGAAGACATGGAGCGTCTATGAGCGTCACGAAGCTGTTAACCGGCCTATTCCTAGCCCTCTGTATCGCCTCGCCAACCTGGGCCGAAATCATCACTGGTGAGGTTGTTGCTATCGCTGACGGCGATACGCTCACCCTCCTCACTCCCGCCAAACAGCAGATCAAGATTCGACTGGCGGAGATCGACACGCCGGAAAGCCGCCAGCCCTACGGCCAAAAGGCCAAACAAGCCTTGGCTAACCTCACGTTCCGCAAACAGGTGGTGGCCAATATCCAAAGCACCGACCGCTATGGCCGCTCGATCGCGCGAATCTCGGTGACAGGCGTCGACGTAAACCGGGCACTGGTCGAAGCCGGGGCGGCCTGGGTGTACCGCGCCTATAACCAGGACAAGAGTCTGCTGCAGGTTGAAGCCGAAGCCCGCGCCGCGCGGCGCGGCCTTTGGGCGCTGCCTGAATCCGAGCGCGTCGCTCCGTGGGATTGGCGCAAAGGAACAAAAAGCCAGATTACCCAGCCTTACGCCGGCAAGCCCGTCTTGGTAGCCGCTACATCCGGCCAGTTCAGTTGCTCGCCCCGAAAAACCTGCGGCCAGATGAGCAGCTGCGCCGAGGCGCGCTACCACTTGGAGCAGTGCGGCAATGGCCGCCTGGATCGGGATAACGATGGCATTCCCTGCGAAAGCATCTGCCCGTAGACAAGGAGACGTTATGAAGCCCTCAACCATTGACCTCGATGATCGCCCCCGCGATTTCGGCGCCCGCCTCCTCGAGGAGCGCAAGCGCCTCGGCCTACAGGTCCACGAGCTGGCCCACCTGGCCGGTCAGACCGACTACATGCAGAAGCGATTCGAGAACGGCACCTCGGTGATGCCGATCGACTACCTGCAGGCGCTGGCCGCTCACAGCGAAGCGGACGTGCTCTACATCATCACTGGGCACAGAAACTGGCCTTAATAACTCTGATAAAACTAGCCGTGGAGTATCGATGGCTCTTTCAAGCAAAGAACTAGCGTACGGTCTGAAAACCCGAGCAAATATTTACCATACCCGTAGTGTCGTTACGAAATACGTCGACAAACCTCCACGGGATTGGGATGGGCTCGCAAACGCGATCGCAGCGGAAGCAGATACGAATGAAGATCTCCAAGTAGAACTATCAAAGTATCTGCAAGAGGAGCTTGAAAACAACTATAAGGTGCTATCACTCCATGTAGTTGACCAAAAGTGCGCAGATGCGATAAGGAAGCTAGCGGAGCAAGCAAAACCTAACGTGTCTCTTAGATATCCGCGCGTTTTAGATCGTGATGCTTTGAAAGCGATGAGCAAGCAGCACGAACTAGTTTCTGTGACAATAACGGAGCAGTTCTCACGATTTGTGCTCAGTCGCCGAAGGGAATTTTCGCTCAGAAAGAAAATTGACAGAAGTGCACTCCTGAAAGGCGCACAGGAAGAGTTAACTATATACGACGAAATTTATGGGGTAGCGCTTTTCAATTGGCAGAACTTCGACGTAATTACGCTGCATCACGACACCAAACTACTCGAGATAAGGACCGATCTTACCCGAGGCGAGAACAGCTATCAGAACTCATCACAAATTGATCTGGCGCTTACAGAAACACGTGGATGGCTAGGATTGAAGTTTGCGGAAATGCGAATATCGACCTCAATCGGAAGTTCGATTAATTTATTTCCCGCCATCAATTATTTTACCAAGACCGATGACGGGCTTATTAGCAAACTTAGTTTTGTTACCCCGCAAGGCTCTGTGAAACAAGACACGATGAAGCGCGGCGAAGATCTTAGGTTAGAGAACTTTTACGAAGGTGGATTAAAGGCCATCGGAGGGAACATCACTCCATATGATCTGTCTATTATCTGGCATGTTGAGAACCATTTTGGTCCGCATCAGATGGTCGAGTTGAACATACCGAGTACGTTAGCAATGGCAACAAGCGGCTCTGCAGCTTCCCAGCCGTATGCTATTCTGCGCTACTGCAGTACCGAAAGTGATGCCCACTTACTGGTATCAAAGCTGCTGGGGGCTTTACCTCATGATAATCAAACCTAAGCTTGCCGACCGGGTCAATAAAGATTTAGCTCCTTTTGGTATAACTGAATGCGCTCATGAGATATTGCTTTATATATCGCAACAGCCTTTCAAACAAGAGTTCTATGTTTCGCTAACAGACTTGGTTAAAAACCTTGGTTGTGAGCAGAGAGAACTACAGGCAGCCGTAAATTACCTGTCATCGTCACGCGCCTCCAAAATATTGAAGAAGGCGTATTGCATTATGGATTCGGAAAATCACCTTTACGAACTGAGCGATGACGAACTAGAGACACTACAAGAAACGAAGCAACTTCATCTGCGGTACGGCGGCTGCATCGATGATAAAAATGCAAATGTTTTTCTTTTGTATAAAACTAGCGTGGAGAAAGTTGCCGAATGACCCCAACTTTATCTCCGCTGGACACCGTTAATCTGTTCGCTGATCCATCTGCTCTAATGGAGAACTTACAGGCTCACTTTTACCTAGCAAAAGACTATGATTATTTCATCAATGCGATAGACACCAACATCAAAAGAGCTTTCCGCTACATGGAAAGCAACCCGAAGCTGCTTCAGCTTTCGGAGGATGAAATAACCGACAGCTTGAGAGTGGCACTCAATATGGCTGGAATACCTGCGGAGCATGACACCATGGAAGGCGGCCATGTAGATATTTGCATTAAGTCGCTACGTTTCAAGTGGCTGGCTGAGGCAAAAATAAAGGATGATAGCTACGACTATGGATGGCTGTGGGACGGTTTCATGCAGCTAACCGAAAGATATGCCACAAACACTTATGAGTGTAATAAGTCCGGGTTTCTTATCTACATCAAGCAGCCACAGAGTGCTAGAGTCATGGCTCGCTGGAAAGATCATATGAGTGATAAGGAAGGCTATACTTTTTCTTTCGAGCAAATTTCGCCTTTAGAGTTTCGAAGCACGCACTCGCACACTCGCTTCGGCTCCGACTGTCTTGTGACGCACTATTGCCTCAGTATTTACTTTAAGCCTGTAGTGTAACTGGCAGTCAAAGGCCACCGATCATGTATCCAAGCAAACTCCTCCGGCGGCGAGCTGGTAATTACATACACTCGCCGCTGATCTCCCTCCCCCAGTACCAGGCAGTCCAGGGCCAAGCCCGGCTCTACATCGAACCAGTGTGATTTGCGCTCGGCGTCTTTCTCCATGAAGCGCTGCACCAGGCCGTAGGCCTTGATGGGCTGGTACTTCGCCCAGCCGCCCTGCTCTACCGTTTCCAGCCGCGCCCAGCCGCCTTGCGGGCCTTGGCCAGGCTCTTCGCGCCGGCGGCCCCACTTGACCCAGCCCAGCGACTCGCCGCCCTCGAGCATGACGGGGATCGCCGCCTTGGGGCTAGGGAAGTAGATCTTGTAACTGCGCTCTGCGTCGCGCGCCTCGACTCCACCGCACATCGTCGTTTCCTCTGGCTGCCATACGGTGATTGACCGCCTCGCGGCGCCTTCGATCTACTGTATGTCCATACAGTTTGTTCCGACACGCCATGACCAGGTACTACAAGCCCGCCGCCCAATACGAAGTGATCAGCCCTGGCCATGGTCTGATCGGCCATATACGCCGCAGCGTTCTTGTGCTGCTGGGCGAAACCGAAGGCTATTCGGGCGTGGTGCATTACAGGATAGAGCAAGGCAGCAGGTCGCATCCCTACGGGGGCCAGCCCTATGTTGCCCGGCGCTACGGGCCGCCGCTCGGGCGCCTGGAGGGGCTGGAAATCGTCAGTGATGATGGCAGCCGCCTTCACCTGCGGCAGATCCCGAGACAACCAGCGGTACCGGCCTGTCCCGTTATGTGCCGCGTACTGTTGGATCTCCGCCAAGTGCTGGCCGAGCAGGAGCAGCCAGGTGCTTACCTGCTCAGCGGTTGGATCACTGCGGCCCCCTTCGATGAATGCCCGACCTGCGCTGGCGTGTTCAGCCTGGTTGACGACTGCGCCGAGTGCGGCGGCTACGGCGTGGTTCCAGAGGTATAGGCCTGTGCGGATTGTTGACGCGTTGGCAAACCGCCATCCCTCATATACTGTATGGCCATACAGTGTTTGCGTATGGAGTTCGCGCATGTTGTCGAGTCAGAAGGAAGTCCGTCAGCTGGTCCCGGAAGTGCAGCAGGAGGTGGTTGCGCTGACCCAGACGGAACGGATGCTGTTGCGCTGGTACCGCCAGTGCTCCCCCGAAGACCGCGCGTATGTGGTGCGCTTCGTCTCTGCGCTGGCCGAGACCGGCCAGAAACACTAAAGGCGCCGCTCGGCGCCTTTTTCACATGCACATCGGCGCGTCGTCGCGCCCTTCCCACTCCTCGTCCACCAGCTCCCAGGTCGATAGCGGCCGCCGATACGGCACCGGCTCGGCCGTGGGTTCGCTCAGGCGTTCGCTTGCTGCATCCGCTTCCATTCCCGCTCCACGGCGCGCTGGGCGCTGCTCTTCTCGGCGTACAGGTGTAGCAGCCGTTTGGGGCTGGCCTGGTCGCCTTCGGTGAGTTTCTTCTGCTCGCCGGTTTTCTCGTCGCGGTACCAGGCGAGCACGCCGGTGTAGTTGCCGGCGTCGGCCAGGTCGGCGATGTCGTCGGCGTCCGGCAGTTTGGATTCCAGCTCGAGCGAGGTGGTGTAGCTCTCCGGCGTGAAGCTGTGCCGCACGTTGGCGCCGAGCCAGACCACGGCGTCGATGTCGGCCTTCACGCCGATCAGGCTGTAGGTGAGTTCGGGGATCAGGTCCGGGCGGCCCTTGGCCAGGGTGTAGCTGAGCGTAGCGGTACCGCGCTGCAGGCGGGACCACTCGGCGCGGGCGGCGCGCAGGGCGGCCTCCTGGTCGGTGTAGGTGTGGCGCAGGTCCTTGAGGTTGTCGCCGCCGCCGGCGATGGCCTCCTTCTTCTCGGCGCTGTTGAGCTCGTAGTAGTAGGCGCGCACGCCGCTGTAGCTGTCCCGGTCGGCCTGCAGGTAGCGGTGGTTGTCGCCGTCGGCGCGGGTGAGCGTGATGTGCGGCAGCGCGGCGCCGCTGGCGGTAACGCTCTTGCCGGCCGGCATGAACAGCAGGCGCCCGGCCTTGATGCTGGCAATTGCGTCGAATTGCTGGCCGAGGCGGCTGAGCAGGTTGGCGTCGGATTCATTGGCCTGGTCGACCTGGGCGAGCTGGATGACGGCCAGCGCGGAGCTGATCACCGGGCTCAGGCCGTAGGCACCCGCCACGGTCTGGACGATGGCACCGAGCGTCTGCCCGCTCCAGCTGCGTTCCTTCTTGGCTTTGAGCCCCTCGCGCAGGTCGGCGCTGCGGGCTCGGATGTTGAGCACGTCCGGCGCGCCGCTGTGCTCGACCTCGTCCACCGTATATGACCCCTTGTCCACCAGGCCGGTGTCGTGCCAGCCGAGCCAGAGGCGCACCACGGCGCCGCGCGGGGGGATGGCCAGCAGGCCGTCGTGGTCGCTGAGGCTGATGCTGAGCTGGTCGGCCTCCATGCCGCGGTTGTCGGTCAGCTCGATGCTGATGAGGCGCTGCTCGATGGCGCTGGTGATGTCCTGCCCGTTGACTACCACCCGGCAGATCGGCTGCGGGTAGGCGGTGGCGTCGCGGTACTTGTCCGCGGCCTGCTGGGCGTAGCCCTTGGCCTGGTCGAACAGGCCCTTGCCCTGGGTGAGCAGTTCCTCGATCACAGCAGCCTCCGCAGGAGGTTGCCGCCGGCGGCGATGGCGCTGCCGAGCAGATCCACCCGGCCATCGTCGATGCGTTTGAGCGAAAGGGTGAACTCGATGCGCCGCGCCTGGCCGTCGCGGAAGAACAGGGTGCGCGTCTCGCTCAGGCTCTCGATGACCCAGGTGCCGTAGATTTTCCCGGTGCCCTCCACCAGCGGCCAGGCCTTGCCGGTGTCGGCCATGGTGCGCAGGGCGTCCAGGCTCAGCTGGCTGCCGGCGAGTGCGGGCAGCAGCACGCCCGGCAGGGTGATGCTGTCATCACCGCGCCCCAGGTACTGGCGCGCCGGGTTGGTGCCGATGCGGTTGGTGGAGCCGTGCCGCCATTCGGTCTGGCGCTGGAATTCCTGGTAGGCCAGGGTCTCCAGGCTGAACACGAACATGCCGAGGGCCATCATCATGGTCCATTACTCCTGGTAATCAGTCCTGGTCGAATAGGGATGAGCGGGCACGGGCGCCCTTCTCGCGCTCGATGCGCTCCAGCTCGGCGCGCACCATGCGCGCGATCGCGGCAGGGTCCATGCCGGGCGCGGCGGTGATGTTGACGTTGTAGGTGTTGCCACCTGCGCCTGCTGCGGCAGCCGGCGCGCGCGCCGCCAGCGGTGGGCGCGAGTCGAGCGGTACATCGGCGGCCAACGCGGTAGAGGCGCCCGACTCCATGCCGGCGAGCGCGGCGAACGGGTTGCCGGCGCTGGCCAGCGCGCTACCGCCGGCATCGGCCAGGCCCTGGCCCACGCCTTCCATCGCCGCGAAGGGGTTGCCCTGCCCCTGCTCGAGGCCCACCGCGAGGCCGTCCATGGTGTGGCCACCGAGCTCGGCGAACACCCGCGACGGCGAGTGGATGCCGAGCAGGTTCTTGAAGGTGCCGATGACGCTCTCGGCCGCGCCACCGATCGCCGCGGTGAGGTTGGGGAACATGCTGGTGAAGCCGTTGATGAGCCCCTGCACCAGGTTGCCGCCGAACTCGCTGAATTTGCTCGGCAGCTCCACGCCGAACCAGCCCAGCACACCGGCGAACGCGCGGTAGAACACGCCCAGCGGGCTGAAGTTCAGCAGCAGCGCGCCGATGCCGGCCAGCCCACCGGCCACGCCCTGCTTGATCTCAGCCCAGAGGCCAAGGAAGAACGGGCCGACGCGGCTCCAGTTGGCGTAGATCAACGTGGCGCCGAGGGCCAGCGCGCCGATCAGCGCACCCACGGGGTTGGCCATGGCCGCGGTGGCGACCAGGCGCAGCCCGGTGGCGACCAGCGGCAGTGCGGTTTTGCCCAGGTTGAACAGTGTGGTGGCCAGGCCGCCGCCCTTGATGCCGAGCAGCGTCATGCCATAGCGCAGCATGGCGAACGGCCCGAGCATGCTGGCGATCGCCAGGGTGAGCCCGCCCATGCCAGCCATGAGAATGCCTATGCCCGCTGCGGTTTTGACGATGTTGGCGGC